TGCTTCAATTCTCTTTGCGCATAGTCGATTATCTTTTCTAAGTCTTCTATGTCTTGTCCTTTATCTCTCAATAGGTACTTAAGCACGTTACCTTCGTTAAAGTTTAGATTCCAATGCTTAACTAAGTCTATAACGTCCATTCCGTTAACCTCTCTTGACTTGTAGCGGTGTGGTTTGGTTTCTGGTTCTATTTCTTCGCAGTCTAAAAAGTAAATACCCCATTTAACACCACACACAATCTCTTCAGCTTTAAAACCGTCTTTCTCTTTTTTATACATAGTTACTTCATCGCCAATATTATACTTGTGACGACTTATATTACCCACTACTTTAACCTTTTTTCCTTTTTCAAATTCCATAATCTTATTTTTTTAATCTCTACCTACTAACTTGTTTACTTCGTTCCATTCATCGTACATGATAGTAGGTATGTCTACGTTGTAATTGTCTATGTTCTGCATGAAGTCGTGGACTGTGTTTAGTAGTTCATCGTACTTATCTTGCAATTCTTTTAGTTTTTCGCACATGATTATTTTAGTTTTAATTTGTTAGTACAAACATACATCGTTTAACCTTTGCTTTGTTTGAAAATGTGATGAGTGGTAATATAACTTTATGAGTGGTAAGACAATATTTCCTTACATAGTTCTACTGGCATTTTTGATCGTTCGTGATTGTTTTTTAATCCTTGAGTACCTGTCTTGCTTCCTCGTGGTGCTGCTTCGTGGTGGCAATTCTTATTACCATTAAAGCACATCGGTCTCGGCTTCCATCCTAATGGATTGAATAAAGGCGTATAGATGTTGTTACTCCAAATATCAGTAGGCTTGGCTCTAAAGTCTCCATAAGTGCAATACCATACTGTTGCCCTGTGTAGTTGTTTCATTTGTGGCATATTCCTTAAGCACCCTCTAGGGTTCTCAAAGTACCACTTTAAATTAGGATTGATTAATAGTAAATCTTCAATCAGTTTTAAATTGTGATTAAGTAATTTATCTGACTTTTTAGCGAAATCGCTTATTGGTTCTATACCGTTTCTTCTGTGGTGTGAGATACCTGCTAAACTCCATGAAGTGCAAGGAATACCTAGCCAAATTACGTCAGGTATAAATGGCAACATATCAATAGTCAATTCTTCTATATCAATTACTATATCAATATTTCCAAACTGTTTAATATCTACGCTGCAAACATCAAAGCCTAGTTTATCGGCTTCCTTTCCCATGCTTCTCGATCCGGCATATAATTCTAATAACTTCATAATTTTAATCTAACTTACCTTTGTAATGCTCTATTATTCTCTCCATTTCTAAAGCGTAAAACTCTTTGAAAGTTTCCTTTTGCTTATTCTGTGACCAATAAACGTGTAGCGTGTTTCTTAACCGTTGGCTTTTAGTCTTGCCCTCTATCTCTAAATCAATACTATCTAGTTCTTCTAGTTCGTTGGTAGTTAATACTCCATCGCTTTTAAAGTAAATTAGTCCAGTAGTGTCTAGTAGTTTGTCTATCTCGCTGAATTGATCCGTACTTTGTTCTAGTGAAGTTATAAAGGTTAATGAAACGCTTTTATCTTTACGCCTTGATGCTCTGTCTAGTGTTACTTGTCTTAGTAAATTACTCATAAATTCCTATTAAATTATTAAAATAACTTCTCATCATTGAGCCGTCTAAATCATTTCCTTTGGTGTGCTTGTCAAATTCTCTATTCAACTTCCTAACTATCTTTAACGCTTCTTTAATTTCTACTTCGTTTAATCTTAAAACCTTGTATTCTAAGTCTAAGTTATGCACCATATCAAAATATTCTTTACCATACCTCTCTACTAACCCAACATCATAACCAGTCTTATGCTCTGTGCTGTGTTTATTGCAAAATAAAGTAGCAGCGTGTATGTTATGTAAGTTAAATCTTATATTCTCATGACCTCCTACATTAGACCTATGCGCTCCATGTACTGCATTTGGCTTGTGATACTCTAAAACTCTATGGCAGTCTATACAATTGTAACCAAAATAACTATCTATCCTTCTGGAAAGTTTATTTACTTCAATCTGTAACAATTCCTTTGATGTTTTTTTCTTTGCTTTAGGCGTTGTATTATTCTTTCGTAGTAACTTACTATAGTTTTTTAGTTTAACTTCATTAGCGGTCTTTAAAATATCCTTAGTAGCCATTTGAATGCAGTTATCCTCATAGCAAAACTTTCTATTAAAGTGCTTTACTTCAAATTTGTTCTTACAGTATTTGCATTTCTTAGCCATAATTAAACCCCTTGTAAAACTTTATCTATCTTCGCTTCCATCTCCTTGTTAAGTTGCTTTAGTTCTTTGTTTTCTAAATACCATTCTAACTGCTGCATCAATTGGTTTTCTGCTTCGTGGATATGCTTACCCTGTTCTTTAATGAATTGCTCTAACTCATTGGCTGCTACTTCTTGTAGTGGTGTGTCGGCTAACTCTCTAATTAACTCAACTCTTTGTAATGCTTGTTTTAAATTCATTGTAAATATATTAATTATTTTTAAATTTCCCAGTCTTCAACGTGATTAAATAACTCTTCATCAAAATTTTCGTTTGGTTTTATTGCTTCTTGTTTTGGTTTATCGGCTTCTGGCTCTGCTTCTTTTGGCTGTGTTAGGTCAAATTGAGGAACTGAACTACCTCTAACAAAATACCTTCCACTAGGTATATCATATTCAAAATCTTCACTACCTCCAATCTCTCCTTGAAAACTCATCTTTGTTTTAAGGTTTACTATCGTGGTGTAACTGTCGTTTACTTCATCTCCAAAGTAACGATATACGCAAAAGCCGTCATGAGTTTGGTTTCTAAAGTCACTTGATCCACTAACATTATAAAGGCTTGGCATTATTGGAAGTCCTGTGCTGTCATCTTTACCCATTTTTGTTGGGTGTGCAATTAAAAATACTACTACATTATGCATCTGCGCAAACATAGTTAACTTAGTTAGCACTTCGTTAATTGATTCTAACTTATTACCCTTTGGTAATCCTAATTTATTAAAAGCATCTATTACAAAAATATCTACTCCATAACTGTAAATTTGTTCTTTGGCTTTTTCAAACCACCAATCCCAAGTAGGAAACTCTCCATTCTCTGCTGCTGTTAAATACAATTTTTCATTAGCCCAATCTTCGTACCTGTCTATATCTTCTTTTGATATTCTAGGTCTTCCCTCGTAGTCTTTCCAAAAACTCCTACCTATTGCTTTTTGAATAAAATTAGATTGATGTAAACCCATAGGGCTATGCTCAGGACTAAAGAAACTCGCTTTCATGTCGTATTCATCTAGTAAGTTTAATACATACCACTCACTAAAATTAGATTTACCATGTGAAGGAATACCAGTACCAGTTACTAAGTGTCCACGCATTACGCTAAAGTTTTTACCTAACTCTCCAAAACATGATTTAGACGGCTTTATTGTTTCGGGTAGTCCATTCTCCCAAAGTGCTAAAATCTCGTCTTTTAAATCTTCTACTTTATAAGTTCCGCTTACTGGAAATTTCTTTCTAGTGCTTAACGTTGTTTCAATTACACCTTCTTTTAAGTCTCCGTTAGCATCTTTATACTCCCAATCTATAAACTCACATCTATAACGACCTAAACGCTGTGCAATCTTATCTTTAACCGCTTGCCCTTTCTCGTCATTGTCAACCGCTATAATAAACTTCTTAATATCTTTTAAGTATTTCTCACAGTTAAACCATACATCATCATGGTCATTCGCTCCATTAGGTAAACTAATAACATTCTTTATACCTGCTTGCATCATTGCTAGTACGTCAAACTCTCCTTCAACTATGTAGCACTCATCTTGACCAATGATAGAATTAATGTTATAGAATATTCTCTTTGTACCTGCTGACTGTGTAAAGTCTTTTGCTGCACTTCTGTATTTCTTATTAACTAACTTCTCTCCTTCAAAATAATTAAATACTAAGTTACCTACTTCTTTTTGCTTTGCAGGTTGGTAAAAGTTTTCGTATGTAATACCCATATCAATTAACACGTGTTGCTTAATTGCTCTTTCATCCTCTACCCATTTAACTAATTTCTCAGGTAGTTCGGTGTAGTTCTTCCACTCTTGGCTAGGTAAAGTATAAGCCTTTTCTGAATAGTCTTTTTTGTTACTATCTCTAAATCCTAAAGCATCACAGTTATAACACTTAGCCACTCCGCTAGTAAAGTTAACGTATAAGCATGGATCATTTTTCTTTTTTCTAGTTGCTGAACAACTTGGGCAAGTAGTTTTCTTAACTCCGCTTTCACGACCTTTAACTTTTATCTCTTCCCATTTTATAAATTCTTGCATAATTATTCGTTAAATCTGTTAGGTACTCTTAAATTCTTCTTAGGTCTTTCTTTAGTTACTTCATCATTCCAGTTTTCTCCATTCAGCCAAGTTAATGGATTTTTTCTAAACTTAACGTCTGGTGTAGATTTTATGTAAAAAGGAACTACCTCTATTATTTTATCAATATCAGTATCTTTTATTTTTAACCATTTATTAAAACATTTCTTTCTGTCTTTTTTATAATCGTACAAATCCCAAAATAAATCAAACTTGGTTATATTGTTATTTTGTTTACTTGTTATATTGTTATCTTGTTTATCTATACTAACAGTGCTTTGTTCCGTGCTTTCTACTTGCTTTGTTCCGTGCTTTATCAATGCTTTATCTAGTGCTTTGTTATGTGCTTTGACGTTTTTTGATATAGCAACTATGTTTGCTGAGTGTTGGTTTCTTGATACTTGAATCATTTTTATGAATCCAAAATCTACTAATTCATTCAAGGCTTTAATATAAGTATTATAAGATTTTACACCTATTGCTTCCATTACCATAGTTGTAGGAAATCCAAACTTTTCTTTCCATCCTAATCTATTGCAATGTTCAATAGCAAAGAAATAAACAGCCGTATGTATAGGCTTTACTCTGTCTGGGTTCTCAAATGAGAAATCAAACCACGATCTACTTAGTTCGTAACTATTCATTATTGCCTCCTTCCTTTCTTATTTCAGATTGAATCCTAAGTAGTTGACCTATTAAATCAAATAAACTTTTTTCATCCAAAGTCACAGTCTTAAAATCTTCTGCATCTTCCCAATGGTGAATGTTAATTAATAAATGTGTAACTTCTCTTTCTAGTTCAAGATAGTTATCTTGCTCTAAACTTCTAAACTTTGTAATCATAATGTAAATATTTAATATAAAAAAACCTCTATCAGGATTGGCTAATGTCGAAAACACCGCACCCGATAAAGGTTAATAAAATTTCTTTTTGTTAAGTTTCGACTCTCAACGAATACAAAGATAGTTAAATTTATCTAACTACCAAATTTATTTTACTCCTCTTTTACGTCCCATGCTTTAGAAAATTCGCCATCAGCAAACATTTCTACTAGTCCAGATATTTGAGATAATCTTAGCACTTCGTCTGAGTCCATTCCTAACTCTTTTGATATTTTTGAAGGAGACCAATTTCTCTTTTTTAAATCTACAACAATATCACTCATGCTATCAACTCCATGTTTACCCCTCGCTCTATTATGTCTTATCGTGGATGCAACCCTGTTGTTTAAATCCTTTTGACTTTCTCTAATTGTAACAACAGGTAAATAGCCATGTACTCTGCTTTGGATATCGGCACATTCTTTACCAACTCTATTTCTATGAAAACCATCTATAACCTCTCTAGTTCCGTCAGAATTATCCATACTTACAATTGGCTGTGTATATCCGTCATTTGATATACTTAACCTAAGTAACTCCATTTCTGGTGGTGCTACGCTATTTGGATTGTATGCGTTTGCACCTACTGTACTATTCTTAACCCATAAGACACAATCTACTGGCTCTGTATTAAATGGACTTACCTCATGCATCATTTTTTTAAATTCATTTATTAGATGTATCTTATTATCTAACGAGGAGTATTTAAGTGCGGTTTTAACATCATTCATTTTCTCTAGTAATGTCTTTTCATCTTTCGTTAATTCAATCATAATCTTTAGTTTAAATTTATTGTTAATATATTATTTTAAAAATTTAGAAACTTCTCTTTGCTTCTTTTTTAACTCTAAGTATTTCTTATAAGCATCTGTTTTATGTTGCGTGAATCCTAATCCTTTGCACCAATAATCATTTCTTAATAGTGATTTGCAAATTCTCCTCCAACTAGGTGCTAATTTTTTACTTTCTAGTATGTAAGGTGCTTCATCAGGTATTCCATTGCTGTAACCTCTTTCCTCCCACCATCTAACAAAGGTAAATATCTTATTAAGATAATGATCTTTTGTCTTATCTGGTATGCTGTTAAGAAATAACATTGAAAAACTTTCCCAAGTGTGACCTTTAGGTTTTGTTATTTTATTGTAACCGTTAACGCTTCCACTCTCATTAACGTATAAAGCACCACTATTAGCACCGTTAACCCTTGCTACAACCTTGCACCACGTCTCAGGCTCTATTAAATGAAATAACCATAAACCTCTTCTTTGATTATCTCCGTATGGTTGGCAAATTCTTTGTTGAGATATAGATAGACCTGCCTTGTGCATTAACTCGTATAGTTGATTATATCTTTTGCTTTTGTCTTTAGCGTGGTAAATCCATATATCTTTAGTACTCCAATCGTAAATAGGGTATACGTTAAATACATTTTCAGTAACTTTAGTAGTGTAAGACTTATCTTGCAACTTAACCTTTGTATTACTTGCAATAGTCCTATATCTATTTAAACTCTCATCAGTTCTTATACCTACTAAACAAGCAGTTAATTCTCCTTTTGAGTACCACTCCCCAAACTCAGGAACAAATTCCTCAAACTCCATACCGTCTTTAAAGAAAGGGAAATAGTTTAAATCTGATATACCTTCTTTTGGTAATGGTCTTATCCAATCATCTTTTTTATTACCATCCCAACACTTCCAAAAAGGCTCATAAACAGATACAGCATTTCGCAAATGTATAGGTAAGCACACCCAATATAAATCTATCCATTCTTTATACTCTTCAATACAAGCATAAATGTGGTCTATTGTTAGTTTATATTGACCTTCTAAATCCACTATTAGTAATCCTATTTTTTGGTTTCTTCTCTTTGCTTCCTCCATTGTTGTGTGAAGCATTACCGTTGAATCCTTACCAGCACTAAAAGATAAATAAACTCTTTTAAAATTATCAAAAGTCCATTTAACTCTATCTCTAGTCTCTTCTAGCACATTGTTTTTTAATAAATATTTAGGCATAATTGTATATTTTTATTATTAGTTATCCATTCGTTTAGTACTTCTTGTGCTATCAGATTAGATCTATCTTGAACATCTTTAGACAATAGACTCCAGCACTCCATTGTAATAGTAGAAGGAACTCCTCCGTAAATACAGCAAGCAGCCTGTCCTATGTAGGCTATCTTATTTAAACCATTGTTTGTAAGATTATGTTCACATGAGCAAACCCACTCATTTATAACCCTAGTCATATTATCCCTAGTCAAATCTTTGCTGTTGAACATATTTAAAGCAAGTTGCTTATACTTTTCTTTTTCTCCTCCTGATGCATTATTGTAGAATCCAAACTTCCAGTCTTCCCACATCTCGTAGTGATGATAAATCCTGTTTAAATCTGTTTTAGTATTCATAATTATTTGTTTTAATTAAAAACCGCCTATCTTTTTAATGCTGTTGTCGGACTATCCGCAGCAAGTCTTAATAAATTGAGTTAATCCTTACGGTGTTAAATCGAAGATAGACGGCTTTGTTATTTTGTTAATACAAATGTAAAAAAATACCGCTTACATAAATGAAAAACTACATAAGCGGTCATTAATATATTTAAGCGGTAATTTGTTTAATTAAAAAGCCCACCCATAAAGAGCAGGCTTTAGTTAGTTAATTTTAGAAGGGTAGCGGGTCACTTTCCTCCATCATTTCTTTAGCCGTTGGCTGTGGTGTAGTTGCACCGTC